TTCTTTCGCTTCGGCAGACCGGGGACGGTGAAATTTCGCCTTCCCTACATCAGACCACTTTGGAATCTTGCCCTTCAGTTCATGTTTTAGATGGGAATAAGGTTATTAGCATTGAATTGGTTTCCTGTCAAGAGGTTTATGATTTTACGGTTCCGAAGTATCATAATTATATTGCCGCAGGGATGGTGCATCATAATACCGATTCTATTGCCGTTGATTTCACAATGCGGATACTTGGGATTCATCCAAATGTAACAAAAAGGATTAAACCTGAAGACAGAATAAGAACTTTCAGATTTGCTTCGCAAACTTTGCCAAGTGAAAATACGGAAGGTGAAGTCAGGAATACCCAGTATCCAGCATTCAAGAGAAGATTTCCTAGTTCCTTAATGGAAAAGGATATCACAGCAAGAAAAGCAGTTGTAACTGTCAAGGCTCCCGTAGGCGACAATATCCAGATAGAATATGTGTCATTTTCTCAGGATACTCAAGCTGGTGCTGGAGTACAGCGTCGGTGTTTGGCACAAGGGCAACGGATACTTAAAACAAATGGTATTTGGGAGGAGATAGAAAACATAGAGGTAGGAGACGAGCTTATTTGTGAGGCTATCGGAGGAAGAAGTGATCGACAAAGGACCAATAAAGTAAAAGATATAAAATGCACAGGAGAGAAGGATGTATATAAAGTATCATGCCAGAAAGGATTGTCTTTTATAGCAACAGAAGACCATAGAATGATGGTTGCTTCCGCTGGATGTGGAACATATAAGTCGATAGGAGAATTAAAAGTTGGAGATAGCCTAAAAGCAAAACTTCCAATTATTTATGGAACAAAAACTATTGAAGATTGGTTAATTAAATGGGTAGCCTCATTAATTGGTGATGGGCATACTGGAGAAAATGGAATATTTATTACAGCAAAGAACAAGATATTTATAGATGACTTAACAAATGTTTTAATTGGATCAATAAAGCAAGTAAGATATGAAAAACATGGAACACCGCAATACAAAATAAATAGCAAAGAATTAAAAAAATATTTGGAAGAGTCGGGATTATACGGGAAAAAGGCAGGAGAAAAGTTTATTCCTAGAGATATATTTACACAAGATGACAAAACAATAAGGTTATTTTTAAGATATCTATATGCTACAGATGGATGGGCATCTGGCAAATCAATAGGATATTGTTCTACATCAGAAAGGTTATCAGATGACTTATTTTTATTATTAAGAAGATTAGGGATAAGATCAAATAAATATACAAAAACATTTACAAATAAATGGAATAAACAATATTGGATAATTATAGCGCAATCAAGAGATGCAATAAAATTTCTTAGTGAGATTGGAATTGCTCATAAAGATAATAGCGTTACTAATGTATTAAAAGAAGCAAAAAGAAGATATAGTGAAAAAGGCGGAAAAAATATACTGCCAGTTAAAAAATCTGTTCTTGTTAAAAAAATAGAATACATAGGGAAGAAAATCACTTACGATATCCAAATGGAAAGTGGAGGATGGGACTATCGAGAAAAAAATGGAATAAAAACGCAGAGGATAGTAGCAAGATCACCAAGAAATAATTTTCTAATTCAAGGAGGATTAGTATCTCATAATTCCTGCTGGATCGACGAGGAGTGCAGCAAGGATTTCTTTGAAGAGCAAGTACCAAGACTTTTAGCGGCAGACGGAGATATCATATTTACCTTTACTCCTGTTCCTGGGGCTATTGGATGGGAATTTGATTCTCTTTATGAAAGAGCAAGGATTATCTATAGAACTGAAGCAGTAAGAAAAAGGATTAAAGAGAGATACGGAGAAGATGTTCCTGAAATGCAGATAACGGATTCGTCTGATGATATCTGTGTTATCATGGCAGCAACAGACGATAACCCTATTTATGAAGAACTAGCCAAGCAGAAATCCAAGATTACTGGCATCCCTACGACAGCAAAAGAATACATTGATAGCCTATTCGCCATGTATGATGATGAAGATATTGTTGATGCTCGTAGATATGGATTGTTTAGGCAATTATCTGGGAGGGTCTTTAAGTCATTTGACCCACATACTCATGTCATTAAACAAGATACTTATTTCCCACAAGGCATCCCAGATGCATATAAGTTTGCAAGAGGAATAGACCATCACGAATCTAATCCTTGGGCAGTAGTCTGGTTAGGTATTTCCCCTCAAGATGAAATCTTTGTGTGGTGTGATGCATCTGCAAAGACAAATAATATCACTTATGACATTGCTCTAAACATAGCACATATGAGTGGTGATCATAAATATCTGCTTGACCTAATAGACCCCAATGCTGCAAAGAAGCAGAACTCGACTAACTTCTCTACTATTGATGATCTAAATAGATACTTCAATGAATTTAGAAATCAGAACATTTGTAGGGGTGGGCATTGGCAGTCTTGGGAAACTCATGGAACTAGAGGAAGAGAAGAATTTACAAAAAGACTTCTTAATTCTATAAAAGTAGGAAAGCCTTTTAATAATAAAGTAATTGATAACGGAAGGACAGTTTATCTTCCTACGATATGGATAACCGATAATTGTAAATATGTTATAGAAAGCATGAGAAACTGGAGATATGAAGAATGGGCATCAAGGGAAACCATGACTCGTAACGATCCTAAAGAAAAGCCTCAAATGAAGTTCAGTCATTTCCCATTAGCTATTGAGTGCTTACTTAAGTCGCCATTGATTACTAGAACACACTTTGGCCCATATAATTCAGAAGTTAGTCGTCCAAAATATTATGCAAAAGGAGTATTGCGCTGATGCCGATGCATGATTACACTTGCGATAAGTGTAAGAAACGATTCGAGATCATAGTCCCTCTTAAGGATAATGATAAAGAAATACCTTGCAAATATTGCGGAAGACCCTTAAAGAAACAATTAAGCGTTGTTTCCTTCACTATAAAAGGATAGATGAAATGAGAAAAAAGACGCTAAGCCAATCTGAGACGCACATTACTGACTTCCTTTATACTCAGTATGATCTCGCCCGTAGAAATCAAGGCAGCGAAGATGCTGACTTCTCCTCAACTATTGATATGCTTGAATGTCGTAGAACCGAAAAGGACTACGAATGGCTATCAGATGTGTTTCTTCCAGAGTATGCGTCAATCCATTTGACTGAAGCTGCCCAATGGGTCGGCCAGTATTTTCCAACAAGAGATTTCGTTGAAGTCTATCTTGGAAGTGGTGTTCCAGAATCCAAGATGAAGGCCGCTGCCGCCAAAGATTATATCAACTCAATGCTTAATGTCAGGGAACTTCATCACTATCAAAAGTATGTAAGAGCAAGAAGCATCAACTCGACCAGAGGATGCGTTTATGTAGTGTGTAGTTGGAAGCAGAGATTAAAGACTGTTAAGCAATCAGGCCAGCAACCATCTGTTACAGGATATTCTGAAAATGGCGAACCGATTACAGGGATGATTCCCATTGAAAACGAAACCACAGTTCCTATCATAGACAGATTTGAATACGATGTAGTTGATCCCAGGAATGTGTTTACTGATAATAAATATGTTTATTCGATCCAAGATAAAGAATGGGTAGCGATTAGATCAGAAATGACCTATGAAGGATTAAAAGAACTTGAAGAAGAGAATGGATATATAAATCTTGATCTTCTTAAAGACGATCCTTCTAACAATGTTACAGACACTTCAAGAGAAACAGATGAAAAGGCAAACGATCCCAAAGCAAAACCAGTATTAAAGTATTATGATATTGTAGAGTTCTTCAGAAAGATTTGGGCCGTTGTTAAAAATAGGGATGAATTTGGAAACCCAACAGAAATAGACTATGGATTTACTGATAGCGGGAACATCAAACAGAATGCTGAATTGATCGAAGCAATAGTCACAATCGCTTATTCTGGAAATAAGAAAATCCTTATTAGGCATCAACCTAATCCGTTTATATCTTCAATAGGAAACCCCTTTAGGCCAATTATTAGAGGTCTATGTTACATTCATCCTACTAAGGATGTTGGTATTTCCGATGGCAACTACGGCAGAGAACTTCAGGCATTAATCAATGACATGCTCAACATGGGTATTGATAGGTCGAAGTTATCCATGATGCCTACACTTAAAGTTCGCAGACAAGCATACGATGATAATGATTCGATTTATTTTGAACCTGAACATTCGATGATTGTAGAAAACTCTGACGACATCACAGAGTTCAAGATAGATGGTAATATAGAATCGGCATTGAACATTGTTGGCATTGCAAAAAGCAGTCTCCAGCAACTTGAATCTATTTATCCTACTACGATGGGTGAACTACCAGGGAGGGCGTCTACGACTGCTACGGCAGTAGCTGGTGCTGACGCAAAGACAAATCTAAGATCAAACTACAAGTCGCTTACATTTGAATACACATTTTTGGTAGATTTCTATTGGATGATGCTTCAGATGGGATATGCTTTTATGCACCCTATTACAGCAATGAAGATCATGGGAGATAAGGCACAATACTTCGATCCCGAAGCAGAGTTTAATTATCAGCCCGTATCCAGTAACATTGAAACGGAATACAACAAACAAACTAAGATCAAGATGTACGATCAGATTCTCGGGAGACTCGTTGGAATGGCACAGGCAGTCCCGGCGATTATCCCGATCATTGCAAACATCCTTAGTGAGATTTCTAAGTTGATGGGTACTGAATATGAAAGTATTGGGGGGATGATAGACAGTCTTTCAAAGGCGAAGCCTATTCAAGACGCAAAAGGAGGTGAGAGTCAACCAGAAGGAGGGGGAGAGCAACCGATATCTAATCAGAATGGTGCTCCAATGTCAGGGCAGGAAACCGCCGCAAGAGATGCTCAAAGTGAGGGAATGATATGATCTTGGACGACGAAAAGATAGTAGATTATGTCAGCAAAGTAAGAGGTAGAAACTTCAATGCTCTAAAAGTATTTGAGGGCAGTTTAGATTTTGTAATGGCAATTAGGACAGATGTAGGAAAGCAATTACTTAAGGACTTGGTTACACTCCATAGTGAATACTTCGATAGAATGACTGCCGAAGATACTAAAGATTGGGAGAAAGGAGTATACAGGGAACTAACGAAAATACTCGGAACGTGGTCTAATAGAATTGCTATATACGAGAAGAATGTGGATCAGTATAATGCCGCCCATAAAGCCGCATTAAATCAATAAATGGAGGAAAAGATGGAGAACGAAGAAACGACCTTAGATGACCAGACTCCCTCGGAAGAGGCAAGTGGTGCATCTTCGTCTGACGCGGTTCTCGACGGAGATGATGGTTCCCAGACTAGCCAACATGATCCTGACGAACCCCTTGATAATAAAGAGAGGTCAAGACTTGGGCGCAGGATGTCAAAGTTTGAACAAGAGTTTTGGGAAGTGAAGGGAACTTTATCCAGACTGGAGCAAATGTTGATGATGCAGAATGAACCGCGACAGACCTATGTTCAGTCTCCAGCAGCGGACGACGATGATGATCCGGATCGTATTTTGACGGTGAGGGAACTTCGTGACCTACAAACCAAAGAGAGTAGAAAAAAGGAAGAGCAGTTGCAGAGATATTCTGCTGATTATCTCAGAGCAGTCAAAAGTATGTATACCGAAGACCCTGAGAATCATGCAATGATTGAAAAAGAATTGCTGACCAATCTTGCTGAATATCCTACTTGGTCTAACAGGAAGGATGCTAAAGCTGACGCGATAGCAAACTACTATAAGGCCCGTGGAAAGGTCATTGAAGCAAAGTACAAAACCGCATCTCCGAATGTTAGAGGTGGAAGTGCCGCCGCTACAGGAGTAACTAATTCAACACGACAGACATCAAATCCTGCCCCTAGAGTGAAACTGGACGAAGTAAGTTCCAAGTTCGCCAAGGCAATGCAGATGGATGAAGATCGTGTTCAGAAGGTGCTCAATGAGTAGTAGTAGGTACATAAGTGTGCGAAGGGATAAAATCCCGAAGCACAAGAAATCTAAAAAGGTGTTTGGATCGTTTGAGGATTCCAATCGGTATATCCGTTGTTGGAATTGTGGGTTCATCAATGATCTGTCACGACTTGCATTGAGTGGGTCAAACGGAATATCCGTGCGTGACTTTGCTATTGAGAATCAGGATGTGGGTAACTCAGGCGACGAGAACAATATTTCTATAACAATGGATCAATTAGACATGGAAGGTGTTCTCATAGAGAACGGCGCAGACAGCAACCCTATTACTGATTACTATAGCCCTAGGATGGCTGTAGCGGTAAGAGGATGTGCATTTTGCGGCTGTACGAATCTTCCGTGAGAATAAAGGAGAATTATTATGGGATATGAAGTTGTCAAGAATCCGGTGCATGTAGGCTGGTATCCAGTTGACTACACCAATTCAACTGCCCAAACGTGCTATATCGGTCAGATCGTTGTTCTTGGCCCTACTGGTAGTACCAATGGTGTTAAACCGTGGGTGATTGCTGGTGTTGCAGACACGACTGCCGATTGGATTCCGTTTGGAGTTGTGATTGGGACGAACAACAGGACTCCTCTTTACAATGCTACATACGGAGCGGAATATATCACTTCTGTCAGGACTCAGGCGGCACAGGTCGCAAGGGATTGGACTGGTCAGGAAGGGATGTTCTCTAAGGGTGATCCGCAGGCTCTTGTCCAGGTCGCAGTTCTTGGACCTCATACGGTTCTCAAGGGCAGGATTTTCAATGGTGCTTATGGTACGGCACCAACGGTTGCCACCGTAACTACGGGTTCTTCGGATGGAACGGGTTACACTTCCAGCGCGAATGAGTTCACCCCTGTAGCTTACAAGGCGACCTATTACTGCCGTAAGGGTGCAAACGCGGGTCTGTATAGAACCAGTTATGATACCAGCACTACGACTAAGACTTTCTATGGCCCGAACTGGCCCTATGATATTGCCGTTGGGGATCAGTTTGTTGGTTCTAACCTCGTTCTTGGAACGACCACAGGGATGTTGGACTCTCTCGGAATGTGGATCGAAAATTCCGCAGCCGTTATGACCACGAATTACATCTTTATGGATGTTCTGGAACTTAACCTTTCGACTGCCGGGGAAGAGTATGCAATCTTCAAACTGAATACTCTCCAGTACCTCGGCGTCCGTGCTTAGGAGGTAGATCATGGCTAACCCGTTGGTTTCATCGCAATTTGTACGTCTGCTGGACGACAATCTGCGAAAGGTTTACGCAGACTCTTTCAAAGAGTTGCCTTCCATGATTGATAGCCTCTTTGGTATGATTAAATCGGACAAGGCATGGGAAGAGTTCTACGGTGTTGGGGCAGTCCCTGATATTCCTGCATTCAGTGGTAACCTGGAATATCTTGGGGTTTCTCCTCAGTATTATACTCGTATCGAACCCAAGGAATATGCGGGTGGAATCCAGATTGAACGCAAGTTGATTGACGACGAGCGTTACGGAGTCATCAAGAGCCGTCAGGCCGGTCTGGTGGAATCCATGCATCGGGTTCGTGAGAAACGTGGCGCAGAGGCTTTTGGTTATGCCTTCAGTTCTGCGTTCACCTACATGACGAATGATGAAGGTGTTTCGCTTTGTTCGTCTTCGCACACCACCAAGGCAGGAGTCTCGACTACTTCCGGCTTCTCCAATGCCGGTTCTACTGCTCTGTCTAAAACTGCCATTGGTGCAACCCGTATCCTTATGCGCCAGTTCAAGAACGAGTCCGGCCAGAGAATCATTATCGAACCGGATACGCTTATCGTTCCTGACAATCTGTACGATACGGCGTGTGAGGCAGTCGGTGCAAACGATGCTGGTGCCAAGTCGGTGCTTGATCCCGATAGCGGCAATAACAAGATCAATGCTCAGAGTGGTCGGTGGAAGGTCATTGCCTATCCCCGCCTCGATGACCTTGATACTAACAACTGGTATATGGTTGATAGTCGCAAGATGAAGGAATACTTGCTTTGGGTTGATCGCATTGCTCCTGAAATCTCTACGACTACCGACTTTGATACGTTCATGTTTAAGCAGTCCATTTACTCTCGGTTTGCTTATGGATTCACTGAGTGGCGCTGGATTTACGGGCATAATGTGACGTAGTTTAACTAACGGGTAGGAGGGGTAATCGCCAAAAGCCCCTCCTACTCAAACAACGGGTAAAGTTGAGTTAGATTCTCAGCGGCGGTGCATGAGGCGGAAGTACGATAGGGCAACGTCCCTTTTAATGGAGGTGTAAAATGAGTACTACAGATTATCCTGATGGAGTTACGAGTTATGGTGTTCCTATTTTCGGGTGTACGAATGGGAGTGTAATTGCAGGTAACGTATTTTTCGTAGGTAAAACGGCTTCTGCTAAGTGGATTGCAGGTGTCGATGATCCTTCTTACGGTACTTTGCAAAAACCTTTCGCAACTATTGACTATGCAATTGGGAAATGCAGGGCATCTCAGGGTGATGTGATCTATGTACTTCCGGGGCATACGGAAACGATTGCAGCGGCTGGTGGCATCACGGCAGATGTCAAAGGTATTTCGATTATTGGTCTTGGCAACGGAAGCCTTCGACCCACGATTTCGTTCTCTGCGACGGCATCTACGTTTGCAATCTCTGCTGCTGATGTGCTCGTAAAGAACATCCTTGTTACCAACACTATTGATGAAGTGGTTACTCTATTCTATGTTACTGGAGCAGGGTGTACGATTGACGCGGTAGATTTCTACCCTACTACGGGACAGTGTAGACAGTTCTGTCTTACGACCAATGCTGCGGATCAGTTGACAATCAAGAATTGCTTTCATCGTCAGACCGCTGCTGCTGGTGCTGCACAGGGCTGGATTGTTCTTGTTGGTACTGACCACACTCGGATTCTCAACAACACGATCTGGATTACCGCTTATGCGTCTACGAGTTCCATCTGCATTAGTGGTTCTACGGCAGTGATTGAGTGTGAGATTACGGGGAATAGGATTTCCTGGCTTGGTGGAACGATCACTACTGTTATCAATCTAGTTACAGGGTCTACTGGTATTATCAGTGACAATAGGATCGCTGGTGGTGCGGCAGTTGTTCTTGCAGCTGCTATTACTGGAGATGCCTGTATGATGTTTGAGAACTATGTGACGAATACGGCTGCGGCCTCTGGTATTCTTGGCCCTGCGGCTGATACAGTAACCTAACCATTAGAAGCGCCGGGGGACGCTATATTCCCCCACCAATAATGGTGTTATGATGGCAAAAAAGAATATAGATAAAAAAGGCAAATCGGTAAACATCATAGGCAAAGGCAAGACATGGGGCGAAGCCCCTAAAGATGGGTATTCTATCGGACTAACCCAGTTGATACTTCGTCGCCCCGTTGACCTTGTGATTGATATGAACATGTATGCCGATGGGAGGTGGGGCCAGGCTGAGTTAGACGAGAATAAAAAAGTAATGGAATTATGCAAGAAAAATAAAATCCCGTATATCGGGCTTGATAATTATCCACTTAAAGAAGTGATGAAGAAGTTCAAGACTGATTACTTTGGTTCAACAGTTGATTATGCAATTGCTTATGTTCTCAATGAGGGGTTTACAGATATACATTTGTACGGAGTTACGATATCAATGGGTGATTATGCAAGATTAAAGGCAGGGTGTGATTTCTGGTGTGGATATGCAAAAGGATTGGGCGCAGAGGTTACAGTCCACGGTGAATCTTCGGTGATGAAAACTCTTGACCGAAAGATTTATGGTTATGACATTGAGCAAAAATAGGAGGGGTTATGGCAGAAGTAAGTTTTTTTTCGGAAGCGGATATGACGCAGTTAAAGGATGGCAGGAAGATTATTTCTTCGGAGTATCCTGTCTGGTACAACGAACAGATGGTAGATGATCTCAAGGAAGACCTTCGCAGGGACGAGTTCAACATGGAGAACGACCTTGTTCCTAAAGATCAGATTCCATCCGTTAAGGAACGGATCAGGAGATACTCCAAGAAACTGTCAGATATTGAGTCTTCCCGCCCTAAATTATCAGGGGAAATGGAAACAAAACTTGATAAGACACGGAAGACCCTAGCCAAGAATATTCAGGAAAGAATGTTCACCAGATCACAAATGGTAAAGGGATTGGCCGATAGCCATATGGAAGTCCGAAGGGCGACGACTTATGATATTCCTGTGGACGATACGATTGCTGAGTTGGCTAAGGCATCCAATGTGAACATCATTGACGGTAAGATCAATCGTGAGGGCGCGGCAAAGCTTTGGAAGATTTCCAGTAAATACTTCAACGAAATTAGCAACACCGAAAGCTTACGAAGAGATTAGTAGTATTAACGATATGTTACAATAAGGGGAAGTCCTATGGATGGGAAAATACTTTTATACCAATTACGTCAGTTGCTGGAAGAACCATCAACATCATCATACTTGGACGACAGGACATCCTATGACTTCCTCTACGAAGCCGCTTGTGCGTATGCTGAAATAACCAAGTCTCTTACGGGGTCGCAGACTATAACGACAACGGCGACTACTTCAGCGTATGCTTTGAATAATGACTACATGAATCTGTATGTGACGAATGACAGGAACGAATATGTAATCAAGTATTACGATGGGAGTGGATACTATTACATTCCTTGGAGGGATTATGGGCCTGTCTTTTATCAGAACAGTACTACAGATCAGAGCATCCCAAACAGTTTCAGTATCGTTGACGCTTCGTTTGAAAGTAACATTTCAAGTGCGGCAACATCCACTGGGACGGCTACACTTGGAGAATGTAATCTAACAGATACAGGTCAGACATTCCTCACGACGATTTCTCCGGGTGATCCAGTGCATAACACGACTGATGCTAGTGATGGGATTGTTCTTGCAGTCACATCCAATACGGTGTGTGTAGTAGCATTATTCGGCGGGACGAACAATTACGTGACCAGCGGGGATTCATATGTAATCGTGCCGCAGGGAAGGAAATCCCTCCTTCTCGACCCTGCATCATTAACCGCTGGTCACACTATTACCATTCCTTATGTTGTAAAACCGATGCCGGTTTATTCTTATTCCCGAAGGTATAGATTCGATGCGACTGTAATGCCAGCAATCGTGAAGTATGCTGCATGGCTTTATAAGTATCGTGATCGCGAAGCAAACTTTGGAGATAGATGGTATCAGGTATGGGAAGCTGCCGTGAGGAGACATAAGGGTGCTTCAGACAAGTCATTCAATAAGGGAAGATGGGGTGTAAATTTCCAAAAAAGAACCTTAACCGACAGGTCTTACCGATAATGGACAAGCGACTTTTAGATAAACCATTAGTTCCTTTTGAGATTCCTCTTGGCGGGAAGTTGAGGACTGATGTTGATCCCATTTATCTTCAGCCAGGAGACTTTCAGGAACTAAAGAATTATCGGCATGAGAACACAGGGATAGTCGGAGTCAGGGGAATGACTGCGACCAACTCTGTTGCGACTACTTATGCTACAGTAGGAAATGGATATCATTTCAAAAAAGATCAGCCTACTGAAGATCATATCATTGTCCAGACGACGAGCAGCACTAATTCAAGATTGGTTAAGGTAGAATCTCCTACAATTCCTTCGGTTGGGGATGATACGACATATACCGCATGGCAGACCCTAGATAATAATAACGATGTATTCTTTTCCGATGCTCCTGACAATTGCATGGTAGCAATGAACGGGAAGAAGAATTATGTTTGGGGCGGGGATGAGTACAGGTGTGCCAAGTTCATTAACTTTGATCCAGCAGGGTCTTTCTGGCAAGACTTCACGACTCCGGTTACGAATGCCATCAACGATGCCAACAATAGAGCAACACTTAAAAGGGTTACGGGTGGAGCAGACGCAAGTGTAAAAGGATTATGGACCTTTAATGCTGATGTTACAGATTCTTCCGGCAACACCAATAACCTTACTGCGGTAAATACTCCTACATATACAGCAGGAGTTTTCTCTAATGCGCTTACGCTAGACGGTACGAATCAATACGCTTATAGGGCAACTGACTCTGACTTTACTTATGCCGGTACTGCCGCTGAGTGGACGTTAGACGGAAGGTTCTATTTTACCGATCTTGCTGCAATAAGACCTATTATGTTCCAAAAGACAGATGTTAAGAAATTCACTTATGATACAGGAACAAATGCTCCTACTGTCGGACAAGTTCTTTATGGAGAAACAAGTGGGGCAGTAATAAAGGTTCTCAATATCGTTCTTGCTTCAGGAGCATGGGATGGATCAGGAGTAGGGACAATATACTACCAAATCACTTCAGGGAATATTGCAAATGGGGAGCATGTTCATGTGTCTGCGAGTGGTGCGGGAAACCTTATTGCTAATACTACAAGCGCAGAAGCAGATGCTGGAGATAATTACATTAAAATCTCCGTGAGTACAACCGGAGTCCTGTCTTTGGTTATTTATGAAAGTTATGAAGTTCCCGCAGCGGTTGTATCATTATCTACAGCAGTAGGGACTATTGCCGCAGCAACTTGGTACTACATAGAAGTTTCACAGAGTTCAAGTAACTTTTATATCTTTACTGGTCCTTCCGCTGGTACAGCAACGCTTAAAGCGACAGTATCAGATGCAGACCGTGGACTTTTATACTTAGGAAACATGCAGTATGGGTATGATGATTCAACTTATTACAAAGGCAAGATAGATGAATTAAGGTGGTCTTCTGCCTGTAGGCATACGACAGACTTTGCTGTTCCACTTGCGGCATATGCCTCTGCAACTACTACTTATCTTTATATTGCTTGCACCAGGCCGATCCAAGGGGTTAAGTTTTATATTGATACGGGCAACGCTACAGCAACTACTTCTACTGCGGCTTATTATTGGGACGGGGATAGTTGGGCGACTTGTGGAGCACTTACTGATACAACCGTAAATGCAGTAGATGCGACGAAGGTTATGAATAAAACAGGGACTGTATCATTTGATAGTACCGCATTGTCACCGTCACCAAAGGTTATCAGAGAAATAATTGCTTATTACTACCAGTTTGCTTTTACAGGTATAGACGATAATATCACGGTATATTACTGCACGATTGATGCTCCATTACAACCTATAGTAGATATTTGGGATAATATAGGAAGACAATGTGCGAGTGCCTTTCTATACACTACAACATATTCTGATGTAACCGTAAATCTTTCTGTAGCAGATTATGATTCTACTTACGCTTTGTCATATGCAAATCTTGGGACCTTTGCGGCAGGATATTCAATGTACTTTGGATTCCAAGAGAAGTGCATGGGGATAAATTTTCTAGTTGCTGATGCTTCATATGCCAACACAACTGCTAATACAGTAGCAACGGTGTATTACTGGACAGGACAAGCATGGGCGACTGTAGGCGAAATTGATGACGGTACTTCAGTAGGCGGAAAATCATTTGCCCAAAGTGGCTCAATCACATGGAGGGTCGTAGCAGATACGGCAGAGTTTCAAACCTCTGTTGGGAATAAGATGGATTTGTATTATTATAAAATAATATTAAGTCAAACTACAAGCAGCTTAAGAATAGATTATGTTTATGGTATCACGGCACCCAAACAAGTCCTTCCTTATAGATTTGCATTGAACTGGCAGAATAGACTATGGCTGTTCAATGAGATTGACCGGAACAGAAATATGGGCACATGCTCTCAGTTAGGAACTGTATGTATCTTTAATGGCACAGGAGCTACAAGTCTATTCTTTGGTGGGCCGGAAGAACTGGTAGCCGGAGCTACAGTATTCTCAAGATTCGGTGCATCTCTGTTTGATAGTGCAGTAGTATTCAAGCGGAACGAGATGTACCTTATTGACGGTACGACTCCGTCAGACTTCAAGATTCTTACGATTTCTGATTCTGTAGGATGCCTTGCTCCTAACACATTAGCAAAATGCGATATGGCTTATGAGGTAGCCCCTGGACTTACCAAGCATGTCTTGATATGGCAGAGTGCTGGCGGGATACAGATGTTTGATGGAAACTCTGTAACCAAGATTTCTCAAGACATTGATGATATGTTTGATTCTGGGAAGTCAACTTACGTCGGGAATGACTGTTCTGATTTTTCAGGGTTCTTTGACCAAGTGAAACTTGAATACCATTGGGTCACGACTTCAAGAGAAATGGTCTATCACTTGATGCTAAAGAAGTGGTCGGAGATTGATCGTGGTACAGGCAAAGACTTACAGAGAGCATTCCCCGTAATGGACTCTAATGGGATGCAGTATGTGTATGCCGGAACTTCAGATGGGTTTATTCAGAGACTAGAATACGGAACCACCTTCGACGGCAATGCAGTCGTCTATACCTTCAGACTTGGGGATATCGCGTTATCAAAGTCTACGATGTACGAATCTATAATAAGACACCTTAAGTTTATAGGTGTAGTGAAATCTTCTGCACAGACGATAACGATAACATGGTATGGAGATGGAGACACGACAGGCACAACAGTAGTCGCGGTTTCTCAGGTTCTTTCAGGTAAAAGGATTTATCAAGTATCAAGATCGGTAGCACTTCATGCTGTGTTTCATAGTATTAAATGTAGTATATCTACAACGACAGAAACAATAGGATCGGAACCGTTAGTTATTAGCGGGTTTATGAAGCCAATTCGCGAGGATATCTTGTAAAAGGAGGTAGTTATGGCACAGCCGTGGTCAACATTTATGGATGAATTAAAGAGGATGCAGGAGGGGCGTCAGGTTCAAACCGGACGATACGATGCTGCATTGACACCGGGAGCCTTGTCTGCTGCTCTTTCTACAAGATACGAATCGGAAGAAAGAAGGTCTGCAAGAGCCGAAGATGTGTCTAATAGAGATAGGGCATTTGCGTTGGCTGAAAATGCACAAGCTTTTAATCAAGCAGAAGCAGAGAAGAGTAGAGATGCTGCAAGCAGAGCAGGATTGACGAGTGCAGCCACAAGTCTTGGCGGGGCATATCTAATGAGTAATAGCACCTTGCTGGGAGATGCCGCTAAAGCTGGATACAATTATGTTGCAGGGGCAGCACCAACGGCAATAGGTGCGGCAGAGGCTGGAACTGCTTTATACTCTGGAGCAGCAAATGCGGCCATTGGTGGAGTTGAATCGGGCCTTGCAGGAGGAGCCGCAATGGGCGGTGGATACGCCGGAGGAGCATCAATTGGATCGACAGGGGCACTTGAACTTGGTGGTACATACGGAAGTATGGGAGGATCAACGGCTGCAACAGGATCAGGTGCAGCCGGTGGTGCTGGATGGGGTATCGCTGGACCAGTAGCAATTGCAGGGGTGGCTTCTGCATTAAGAGGGAAATACGGAGAAACGGATAAAGCGATTGAAGATAGATCAAACTTTGGGGCTTTTATGAGTGCCCCGGGAAGTATTGCTGCTGTTGGCCCTGGAGCATTAGCAATGAAAGCTGTATTTGGAAAGGATAGCGCAATAGGGAAAACAGTGAATTGGTTTCAAGAGGCCGAAAATAATGTGGTTGGAAAATCACTAGAGAAAGCATTTAAGGGAGACATTGTTGGTGCTGTTGAACAGGTTTTTAGTGGGATAACGGATACAATCAAAAAAATATTTGGTGGTTGGTAAGGAGGTATTATCATGGATTGGTCTGGAGTAGGCATAGGACTTAGCCAAGGTATTCAGAACGTACAGGCATTACAAAGCATGAAACAAACCTCTCTTGCTATGGAGGGTGAGAAGAAGCGTCAAGCCTTGACTGATATGGAGGGGACAAGAAAGAAACAAGAGATGGAGTTTATGAATACTCCTATGGCTATTGACGATATATATGCAAGTGCTGGCCTAACCAAAGGTGATCCACGATATGAATACTTAGACAAGATACTTACGCCTCACACAGAAGAATTAAACGGGAAAAGAATAATCAGGACTAGGAATTTAACTTCCGCTATGGAGATTATGAAAATTCCTAAATTTATTGAAGGCGCAAAGATGGCAGGGTTGCAAAGTGTTGAGTCTCAGATAGAAACTTTAGACCAGCAAATCCTGGAGATGCCAGATGATAACAAAAAGAAGGCAGAACTTATTGGGAAACGGAGACAATTGTCTGCGGCTAGAACTTCAAAATTAGCAGAAATAGAAGGATTCCAAAAAGAACATGAGGCATCTGTTACTAAGTACGGTATTGATGCAGAAGAATACTGGAATGGGAATCTTTCCGCAGATCAATTGCAAGAGAGATTAGCAAAAAATAAAAGAGAAAGTCTTAGACCAGAAGCGGGATATACTCCTTCTTATAAAGATGTAGGAGTTACACGGGATAATGTTGCTGTTCTAATGGATGAACGAACAGGTACGTATTATATAAATACCCCACAAGGGAAAATAGCATATACAGGGCCATTCAAAACAAGACAGATGGCTATTACAGAAAAAACTGAATCAGGTAAGACCGACAGGCTTGCAAATGCTGCTCGGTTTGCCCTAGACAAAGGACTTAAACTCAAGAAGGATGTCCTTGATTGGTCTGATTATCTTTCTGCTTATGCAAAGAAAAGATTCAAAGATGAAGATCAAGTAATGGAAGAGGCTTGGAAAGAATATAAGAGTGCCGGGAAGAAAGAGAAGCCGGGACTGTCTTTGCCGGGTGGCGAAGGTTCTGAACTTGGCAGATTACTTGAGGCCATTAAAAAGTCTAAGGGTAAGTAAAGGAGCAACAAGATGCCTTGGGAAGATATTCTTAAAGACCCTCAATGGAAAGAACTTCCTCTTGGAACCAAGAATGAAGTTGCCCGAATATATTTTGATAAGAACATTGCCACAGATGAATACAAGGCACTTGATAAAGGGACTCGTCAAGAAGTCGCTACAGCGTTCTTTTCTACAATAAACGAACCTAAAGAGTTCAAGACCACAAATCCCAATCTTTATGCAGCAGGGATGACTGTTGCTGGTCTGCCGGGAACCGTGGTTGATACCGCAAGAGAAGCATTTTCTGGTGCGACCCTAGGAATCTCTGACAAGATTCTTCCTAAACCTTCATCAAAAAGAGAAGTCATTAAAGGAGAAGAGTTTATTGCTCCTAAAGACCTTGATTCTACGAGTGCCAAAATGGGTCTTGGTGCCGCTAAGATGGCAGGAGAGTTTCTGCCTATTTCTAAGGCGGCAAAGGTCATTGGTTCAGGAGCGAAGATCGTAACCAATCTGACTAAATCTAAGTGGGCCGATCCTCTTGCTAAGATCACAGGATGGGGTATTGCTGGTGGCGCTAAGACCGCAGCAGAGCATCTCATTAAAGAAGGTGAGCTACCCACAGTTGAAGATGTGGCAAAGGATGCTGGTATTTGGGCTGGAATTGAAGCAGCAACTACTTCTGTTGGATGGGCTGGAAGGGTTGCCCTTGGTGTAAATAAACTCGCTAAGGTGATGGGGACAACTAAAACAGAAGCCCTCCAGCATGTCTTAAGATTAGAACGAGACAAAGGAACTACAGGTCTAGTCCCTATTCTTAATGATGTTACTGCATTAAAGACTAAGTTAAAGGAAATGGCAGAGGGCGGTGCTTCTAATGAAGCAATGGCTCCTGTTGAAGAACTGATTAAAAAGCAGTCTGAAGAAGCGTCAAGGAAACTCACCCTTGAATTGATGTTTGCCCGTAGAAAAGTAGAGACAGATAGACTTGGCCGCGATCTTGAAGAGAACATTATTAGGCTGAGGGAAGAATATAAGAACGCTAAGGATGCTGCTCGTAAAGCAGAAATCCGCCAGAGAGTTTTACCTAATGCTTATAGGGAACTTGAGGCCAATAATAAATCAGGTCTTTTGATTGGGGAGAAACTCCGTCAACTTAATATTAAAGAGTACACTTCAGAAGAAGCCGCAACATTACTTGATCCTATTAAGTATGGTGTCACAGAAACAGAAGACCAGTTGGTTCGTAAAGCCCTTCAAGAAGAACTTGCCGTAGAGTTTAGCGGTTCGGTGAGGTCTGCAAGATCGGAAGAAGCCCTAAGGATGAAAGCAATTCTTGATCGTCCCTCTTTTACATGGGATGCAATGGATAAATTGGCAGTCCAGAAATTCGTGCAGGAGGGCGAGAATGTCAATCTTCCAAAACCAACACCTGTAGCACCGGCTATAAAGGCTACAGTTCCTAAGAAAGTTTCCCCCGCGCCCTCTAAGACAACCACTGGCACGCCTGGAGCCACTGCGAAAGAGGCCGGGGGAACTAGTATTCCAGAACCTGTTCCTGCTTCTCCTAAAGAAGTAGTCCTTAGTGGCATGCCTAAGACAGTAGGTGGTCTTAAAGCAGAAATGGATGGTCTTGTTCAGCAAGGAAAAGATTTAAGAGAACAGTTAATGACTGCAATGCAGTCAGGCAATAAACCTCTTATTGAAGAGCTTCAAGGGAAGATAGAGACTATTCTTGATCAGCACGCTAAGGTGGCATCCGAATGGAATGTGGCAAGATCACAACCATCGGCTCCTGCTGCAAGAGTCGCTCCTAAAATAGAAACTCCTACTCCTGTAAAAACGGCTAAAGAGACTAAAGTCGCAGAAGTAGACAACTCCACTAAACTTGCAGAACTTGAAGCAGAAGCAGGAAGAGTTAATGAAACTCGTCTTGCTGCATTAAAAGCAAACAATAAAGAAGAGGCCACTCAAGCAAATAAACTACTTAACTTTGTAATGGCTCAGATAGAATCATTAAAGAAGAGTGGTGCGAAAGTAGCACAGGCTGCAAAATCTTCTACTCCTAAAGTTATCCTTAGAAAGAAAGGCAATAAAGTAGAAGCCTCTGATGGAGTAAAGACTGAAACGATGTCTCCTGAAGATATACAGCAGTTAAAGGATATGGGACTATGGCCCCCTAAACAGAATGTCTTTGGTGCTGTGGCAGGAATAGATATAGATGAAGAAGGAACGATATCCTATGATCCAATGAAGGGTGCTGTAGGTATGGCAGCGGGGATGGTGTTCTTCCCAAGGCCCAAGAAGGCTATTACTTTTGTTCCTAAGACTCTTGAAGAACAGAACGCACTCCAAGTAGCAGATATGTTCCGTAAGACCGACGATGCATTGATATCCAAGTTTGGTATGTCTGCCAAGAAATTCAAGGATGCATTCGTAAGAGGATTCATTGATGTCTCTGGTAAGGCAAAGAATATGCTAATGGCTGCTGATCCTGAACTTGGACGCCAAGCAGTCATAATGAGAAACCTTACTGCCGGATCAAATGCAGAAGCAGTAAGGCAGTTTGGATTTGCGACAGAGAAGATTCACAAAGGTCTTAATGGAAGGATGAAGACTGTTCTTGATAACCTTATTGCAGCACAACGTAACGTAGAAATCGCTGGATACAAACCCGGAGTCCGACATCCTGACGCATTACAAGGAAAACAGTTTCAGGATTACCTTGATAATGTAGGAAAGATCGAAGGACTTACCACAGAACAAGTCACCAATCTTGAAACAAGAATGGGAGAATACTTCAAGGCAACTAGGAATCAGTTAGATCAGTTACTTTCAAACGGAATTGTATCTCAAGAAGCCTTTGATGCAATGAAAGATAAGCTCTATTCCCCAAGAAAGTACCTTGAGTATCTTGATACGATGGACGGGCAGATTTCCGGTAGGGCTATCAATGCACCTAACTCTGGTATCAAAGCACTTGATGAAGGTTCTATTGGCCTGATGGAGAAGAGATCGCAACTTCTCTTACAGCAACATACCTCAAGGGTGCAAGACCTTATTGCAAGAAATAAAGCTAATCTATCTGTGCTGGAATTAGCCGATGAACTAGCAAAACAGAATGTAACCAACCCTCTTGTTAGAAGGGCAAACATTATTGGATACTCAAAGAACGGTGTCCCACAGTATGCTCAACCTAAAAGCGGGGAAGGGATTGTGTCTGTGATGGAGAATGGGACAAGGGTAGATATGATTGTCCCGAAAGAATTTGAGAAGTCATGGGTTAAAACAGACCCATTGATAAACCATACTCTAAGTAAATTCCTTGGATGGTTCTCGTTAAGCACTCCATTAAAAGCAGCGGCGACAGGATATAACCCTTTGTTCTGGATCACAAACATGCCTAGAGATATAGCACTTGTGTGGTCTGGACATCAGTATTCAGGACATCTTCCGGTAGCTATTGCACAGTTCGCAAAAGATTTTGCAGTCACGGCCAAAGATGTATTCACTCGTAAAGGTGCAGTACAAGATTACATTAGAGATGGTGGCGGGACAGAGTTTCTAACTTACTATGGTAGATTTGGTGGTCATGGTGCAGTAGGAGAACAGATCAATAGCGTTACTAAGGTTCTTGGGTATCTTGGAGAGACTTCAGAAATCTGGACACGTGTTGCCCATAGAAGAAGAGCATTAGAAAATCTTACTACTGAATCTACTAAAAGATTAGGCCGTGCGCCAAACGCACAGGAGATGCGTAAGTTAGAATACGAAGCAACCAATATAGCAAGAGAAGGTAGCATTGACTTTTCTCAGGGTGGAAATGTAATTAAATTCCTTGATACAATGGTTCCGTATCTTAACGCTTCTATTCAAGGCACAAGAGTATTGGGAAGAAATGCAAAGCAAGACCCGATTAACTTTGCTTATAAGATGGCACAACTTTCAACGGCAAGTCTTTTGCTGTATGCTTGGAATAGATCACAGAACCCAGAAGCATTGAAACAGATTTCAGATTCCGACAAGGCGCAGAACTTTATTATCGTCCCTCCGCAAATGCCAGGAGTAACAGACTTCCATGATTCTCAAGGGAACAAAGTCTATAGATTCATGAAGATCGCCAAAGATCAACCACAGCAGATATTCTTAAGTGCTATGGATGCAGCAGCAGAGTTTGGGATAAGCGGTACAATCCCTAAAAGACAGTTGTTCATTGCTTTACAGAATCTTGGTATCAAGACTTCCCTCCCACCATTATTGGCAGGGGCTATTGCAATGGCGGCAAATGTCAATGACTTCACTTGGGATCAAATCTGGAAAGGTGCGCAGGGGGTTGACCCCAAAGAAGAAGCCTACCCTGAAACCCCAAAAGCGTTCAAGGAATTAGGACAAGCCACAGGTCTTTCTCCTGTAAGAATGCAGACTGCTCTTGGTAAAGTCCTCCCTTATAGTAACCCTATTGTTAGTGCAACAGGGACGGCAATTCAGTTCGCTACAGGGGAGGCACAAGAAAAACTGGCTACTACGGGATGGAATGAATTGGTATCAGCGAACCCTTCAGTTAAACGATTAATGTCTTATACTAACCCTGCTACTGAATACAGGGAAGAGTCTAAAGAAATTGACATGAAAGTAAGAACTGAAAGGTTTGTTGAGAACAGAGATTTTGATGAAAAGATGAATCGGTTCTTTAAGACCAAATCAAGATCAGACTATGATGCAGTAGTGAAGTATATCCAGAGTGCCCCAGAAGAAATTCAGGACAGACTCACAAAGAGATATGAAGATGAATATGAGATTAAAGATTTGCCCGATAAATACTTCTGGAAGAATCTAAGAAAAGATTCTCCTAAAGCAAGGGCAGAGAAACTATGGAACAGGCTCAAGACCGCTTCCCCGGAAAAGAAAGCAGAGATGCTTCAGAAAGCAAACTCTATCAGCGGTATTGCTACAGAAGATATGATTAGAGAATTTAATAAGGTGGCAAGACAATGAAGAAACTTCTTCCAGCGTTTGGTGCGACTGCATTGGGGTCAGCATTGCTACCTGAAGATGCAGAGGCTATACGAGTCGGCCCTAAGGCTAAGAACTGGGCAGATATCGAAGGGAAGTTCTCTACGATTGTAGATAAGAAGGTTCAGGCAGAGATATCTGATGTGGGATCACAGTATCTTAAACAGCCGGGAGATAAGTTCCAGCCAATTGCAGATATCTTCTCGCACCCTGAATTAGCACAGAACTACCCTGAACTATGGAAGAACATTAAAGTAAAAAAGATTCCGGGGACAGTCAGTACTTATGTTAATGGAGAAATCGCAATAGCACAAGATGCGCCAAGTAAAGTAGGTTCAATGATTCATGAACTACAACACGCTATCCAAGAGAAAGAGGATTGGCCTCATGGTGGTGGGCCTGTAAAAGCATGGGTAGCTAATAAAACTCTTATCAGAAAGTTGGCAGATGAAGCTATACCTGAGATCAGAGAGAATGAAAAGAGATCAAAAGCATATTATGATGTAGCAAAAGACGCTTATGAGAAGGTAAAGAATCTAAAGCATTCCGATAAAAACAGAATAAATGCAATAAGCAATGAGATGTTCAACAATGAAATGATATTGCAGCAGCGACTATCTAATGCGGATGCAAGCAGTATATATAGAAGGAATCAAGAACTAGCTCAAGAGTATGAACGGATTACAGGAATAGATAGGATGACATTGTCCGATATAGGAGTTCATGGAAGCAATTATAAGAAATTAAAAAGCGGTGTTGATTTTTTATATGCAGACAGAGCTAATAAATGGAGTACGCATAAAAGAAATCTTGATGATTTCAATAGCAAAGACATTCTTAGACTAAGAGAATTTGTTAACAGAAATAAAGACTATGAATTATATAGAGCACAGATACATGAAGTAGATTCATTCGATACGGCTGCAAGAAGAAAAATGACTAAAGAAGAATTACTTCATAAACAACCTTATGATCCTGGCACTAGGGAGCTAGACCCTTCAGGTAGAATATTGAGTAGAAAGAGATACGACTTTGAGCCTGACGATATTATTGCTGTACTTCCTTCTGATAAAGAAGTAAAGAAATGGCAAGGGGCTTTTTCTCCGGGGCAAGCAAAAGAGATGAAAAGAAAGACTATGGTTAATAAGTACGAAGGTGGAGGGGTGCAGGAAACTTATGGGCCGGAAGATTTGATTGCCGCCGCAGCCACAGGGGGCACAAGTCTAGGAGCTAAAGCAATGGCTGGACTAGTTGATGCTACTCTTTCTTTTGACTTTATGCCTACTCAGACAGAAAGAGAACCGGCCCTGATGAGAAACAGAATGCCTGAAGGGACTATGGAACAAATCACAGGAGGTATCTGATGCGATGGAAGTACGCTGGAACGAGCAGAGATGGTAATGGCAAGATCATTTCAGGTGCCACGATTGCAGTTACTCTTGCTAACACATCTACGGTAGCAAGTATCTATGATACCTTTACTGCAACTGCTGCGATTACGGGAGTCACTTCAGCTTCTGATGGATCGTTCTATTTCTATATTGATAACTTTGACTATAATGCAGACCAGACCTATGACATCAATGTATCTAAATCAGGTTATACTACTAAGATATATGAAGATGTAAGGATGGATGATCTTGTATTAGGGACATATACTATCTCTACTGATAAGACAGTAACAACTACGCTTAATGTTCCTAATGGAGTTATATATTCAGTCGCTACAGGAAAGACTCTTACCATCAACGGCCCGTTTGAGGCTGGTCTGTATCAGGTGTTTTCCTGTACGGGTACGGGAAAGGTAGTATTCCCTTCTGGTTCTACCATCTACCCCGAATGGTGGGGTGCGACGACCACTGGGGATAATTCCGTTGCATTGCAGGCGGCTTTTGTGGCGGGGGCGCATGGCGTTGTCAAGCTGACCAAGCAGTTCACCAGCGCGTCGGCAATCGCCATTGACTATG